AACTTTATTCAATTATTGAAAAGGGTCAAGAAGCGATTAATGGTATTTTAGAACTTGCACAAGAATCAGATTCTCCAAGAGCTTATGAGGTTGCTGGACAGCTGATTAAAAATGTTGGGGATGTTACGGACAAACTTCTGGATCTTCAGAAGAAGATGAAAGATATTAATCAGGAACAAAAAGGATCTGCACCAACCAATGTCACTAACAATGCGGTATTTTTAGGATCCACTGCAGAACTTCAAAAGTTCTTAAAAAGTTCAATGAATCCAGATCTATCTAAATAAACATAGGAAACTTATAAAAATAAATGGATAAACTCACCTTTAAAGAGTGGTCTATTATTGCAGACCTAGAAACAATCGCACCTCTTGGAGAGGATTTTGAGTTTTCCATGGCTCGTGGAGAACTTAAAACTGCACAGGCTGCAATCACCAGATTGATGACTAAACTTAAAGGTGAAGGTGATTTAGAAGCATGGGTGCAATCAAAAATTACTAAAGCCGCTGAGTATCTTGATACCGTAGCTGACCACCTTTCTCATGGTGAAGATGATACAGTTAGAACCAAGGAAGTTAAAGAAGGATTCAAAGGTCATAAATCAGTAGAAGAAATCGCAAAAAAGCATAAAGTATCTCCATCAATCATCCAAAAACAACTTGAGATGGGGATGAAGGTTGAGCATGAACATACTACAGATAATGATGAAGCAATGGATATTGCATTGCAACATTTAGATGAAATTCCAAATTACTACTCCAAACTTAAAAAGATGGAGAAAGTAAAAGAAGAATGGACAGAACTTCATGATGCAAATGGTGAAACTTTCGCACATGTTGTTGATATTATTAAGGGTAGTGATTATAAGTTCAAGAGTTTTACTCAACCAATTAATGAAGATGCGATTGAAGAACTTGAAAGTGGACTTAAAAAACTAGACGATACTTCGTATGATTCTATTGACAAACTAATGCGTAATATTATGAAAGAACATGATATGACTGCAAAAGAACTTCATAATGCATTTGTCAAAAAACATGATAAAACTCCAGATGAATGGATTAAAGGTTTGAATGAAAAATGTTGGGATGGATATAAAAGAAAAAAAGGAACTAAAAAATTTGCTCCAGGATCTTGTGTAAAGGAGGATTTTATTGATGAAAACAAGAGTGGTGATAGTTCTTTGCGTGACTGGTTTACTAAGAGTCGCGCTTCTGATGGCACCCCTGGTTGGGTTCAACTGGGTGGTAAATACGCAGGAAAACCCTGTGCAAAACAACCAGGACAAACAACAAAACCAAAGTGCGGTTCAAGTAAAATGAAAGCAGATCTCTCCGATAAGGAAGAGGAGAGTGCATTCCGTCGTAAGAACCAAGAAGATCCAAATCCTGATAGAAAGGGTAAGGCTAAGATGGTTGCGACTGAAGGTAGGGTTGCTTGGGATGATAAGAAAAATCCAAATCCTTCTGGTTATACTCCAAAAGAAAAGTCTGAGGCAAAGAGAAAGCAACTAGGTGTAGATAACCCAGATACTCAATCATTTGAGAAGGGTGGTCCTGGTGAGAAAGAATATGCTAGACATGGTAATCTTTCTGCGGCACAGGAAAAAATGAAGAAGAGGGGAAATCGACCCAAGGGCAAGAAACATGAGTTTAAGAAGAATCCATTTTGGAAAAAAGATGTTGGTCAAGTAAGAAGAGAAATTATGGGAACAAATGTTCCTAAGAGTAAAGAGAGTTCTTATCCATCATCAGTATCAAAGGCAAATACTAGAAAAGAAGAATTTTTGGATGTTAGTGAAGAAAAAGATGCATGTTACTCAAAGGTAAAATCTCGTTATAAGGTTTGGCCATCTGCATATGCATCTGGTGCTTTAGTTAAGTGTCGTAAAGTTGGTGCAAAGAATTGGGGCAATAAGACTAAGAAGGAAGAATTTATCCCCGAGGAAATGGGAGTTAGATATTGTTCTAAGTGTCAAAAAAATGAAACTGCATCAGAATGTAAATATGGTGAAGGATATTGGAGAATGTTCTCACTACCTTCCTCATTAGCTCCAGAACAACCTTACAGTATTGCAAAAGTGCATCCAGCAAATGAAAATGTAAGTTTTGAAATTGGTTCTGGACATAGACAAGCACAAAAACAAGCTAAGATCCGAAATCTTGCAACTGGCAATACCAATCCTAACGAAAAGAATGCTGCACTTAAGAAGCTTTCTGGACCCTCTTTACCTCTTGCAGATTCTGTAATTCAACCAGGACAAATTACAAACGAAGACTATCAACGGATACAATCTACTGGTAATGTTTATACTATACTCTTCTCTTGGAGAGGTAGACCAATGATGAATCTTCAGCTCTTCTTCCCAAATATGAAGAGACCTTCTAAAGATGAAGTAAAAACGGAAATTGAAAAGTTCTATCCGGGTGCAGTTATACTGCAGTGGTATCCAAGTCCCACAGATCCATCCAAACCAATCGTAGTTATTCAAGGTAAATGAAATGAACCCTGATGAAATTAAACTTGAAGATATTAATAAAATGTTGATTTATGAGCAACAGTCAAGGGTTATAGATAAATTAGATAGAGAAGAAGCAATAGAGTTTGCAAAAGCTTATTTTAAACTTTATCTCAAACAACAAGAAGTTGTATCAAGTTTAGCGAAGTTTTAATCTATGAGTGATCAGGTATATCTTGGTAATCCTAATCTTAAGAAGGCTAATGTAGCCGTAGAATTTACACAGGAACAAATTCTTGAGTTTATCAAGTGCAAGAATGATCCTGTGTATTTTGCTAAAAATTATATCAAGATTGTTTCACTGGATTATGGTGAGATACCATTTAAGATGTATCCTTTTCAAGAAAAGTTGATCAATAATTTCCATAATAACCGATTTAATATTTGTAGAATGCCTCGTCAGACGGGTAAATCTACGACTTGTGTTTCATATTTGTTACATTATGCCGTCTTTAACGATAATGTCAACATAGCTATTCTAGCCAACAAGGCATCCACTGCACAGGATCTACTGAGTAGGTTACAATTTGCATACGAGAAACTGCCAAAGTGGATGCAACAAGGTATCGTATCATGGAATAAACGATCTTTAGAGCTAGAAAATGGTTCCAAGATTATCGCCGCGTCTACTTCTGCATCTGCTGTCCGAGGCGGATCATATAATGTCATCTTTTTGGACGAATTCGCGTTCATCCCAAATCACATTGCTGATGAATTCTTTGCCTCTGTTTATCCTACTATTTCGTCAGGTCAAAGCACAAAAGTCTTGATTGTTTCTACCCCAAAGGGTATGAATCACTTCTACCGCATTTGGCATGATGCGGAGAGGGGTAAGAATGAATATATTCCTACAGATGTTCATTGGTCTGAAGTTCCTGGTAGAGATGAAAAGTGGAAGGCTCAGACAATCGCAAACACATCTGAACAACAGTTCAAGGTTGAGTTTGAGTGCGAATTCTTAGGATCTGTTGATACTCTTGTATCTGCAGCAAAACTCAGATCCTTAGTATATGATGATCCGATTAAATCCAATGCAGGTTTAGACATCTATGAAGAACCTCAGAAGGATCATAATTATGTTTTAACGGTAGATGTAGCTCGTGGTGTAGAAAAAGATTATTCTGCATTTACTATCTGTGACACAACGGCATTTCCATATCGTCTTGTAGCAAAATACAGGGACAATCAAATCAAACCGATGTTGTTTCCCAGCATCATTAAAGATCTTGCGGTTGCTTATAATAAAGCATACATTCTTGTGGAAGTTAACGATATTGGAGAACAAGTGGGTCAGATTCTCCATATGGATTTGGAATATGATAATGTCCTCATGTGTACGATGAGAGGTCGTGCAGGACAACTAGTTGGTCAGGGATTTTCTGGAAAGAAATCTCAGATGGGAGTTAAGATGTCCAAAAATGTCAAAAAGATTGGATGCATGAATCTGAAGACATTGATTGAAGGTGATAAACTTGTTATTAAGGATTATGATACTATTAGTGAACTAACAACCTTTATTCAAAAGTCAAATTCTTTTGAAGCAGAAGATGGTTGTAATGATGACCTTGCAATGTGTTTGGTAATCTTTGCGTGGTTAATTGCACAACCATATTTTAAAGAAATGACGGACAATGATGTTCGTAAAAGATTATACGAAGAACAGAAGAATCAGATTGAACAAGACATGGCTCCATTTGGTTTTATTTCTGATGGTTTAGGTGGCGGTGAAAGTTTTGTAGATGAAGATGGAGATCGTTGGCATATTGATGAATATGGAGATAGATCATTTATGTGGGATTATCAATGATGGACATAGATGATCAATTTGAATTAGAACACTTATTTCTTACTGAGAGGAGATGTAGAGTTTGTGGAGAAATTAAAGATCTTATAGATGGATTTTATTTGACCCGCAAAGGTAGAGGGGATATCTCCTCAGCGTATTCGTATGAATGCAAATTATGTACTATTTTAAGAATAAAAAATAGTAGAAAAATAAAAATTTCTAGTCATAGATGGGAATATCCTGACTGGTAAATTGTTCATTGGCGGTTTCCCCATTATAAAGTAAGCAAATAATAAATATTTGTAGTCAAGTTGAAACTCTTTAGAGGGAAAGACATGTCGCTAAACTTAGTATCACCAGGCATAAAGGTCAGAGAGATTGATCTTACTGTAGGCAGAATAGATGCAGTAAATGAACAAATCGGGGCCTTTGTCGGACCTTTCCAAAAGGGTCCAGTAGATGTTCCCGTTCTTGTAGAGACGGAAAAGGATTTATTAAATACATTTGGTAAACCATTAAACAATGACAATCAGTATGAGTATTGGTTGACCGCATCTTCATATCTTTCATATGGAGGAGTATTGAGAGTAATCAGATCAGATTCTTCTCAATTAAAGAATGCAAATTATCCAGTATCTTCTCCAGTTAATTTAAAAATTAAAAATCAAGAAGATTATACGAATAATTATTCATCTGCTACTGATTGGATTTTTGCTGCTAAAGATCCAGGATCTTGGGCAAATGGATTAAAAGTTTGCACTATTGATGCTGCAGCAGATCAAAGAATTGCTATTGGAACTTTTGGAATTTCTGTTGGGTATGCAATTACATGTGGATTTACCACTGACTATGCAACTTCTTCTGGAACTGTAGCGACTTTTAGTGGATTTGTTAAAGGTATTGTAAGTAAAGTAAACGCTGACAGTGTTGATGTTAAAATAGTCAGTCTACACAATTCAGACACTGGTATTGCTACTGAAGTATCATATACTTCTTCCGGATTAAACAGAATTCTTGGTGGTGCCAATCAATACTATCAAGTCTTTAATAATGTAGGAACTGCTACTTCACTGGAAAAAATTAGACTAAGTAATAGTGCTACCGTTGGAGTAGGATCTACAGTTATAACTTCTTCAAACGCAGACATTGCAGTTATACAATCAAACTCTCTTGCATCTGTTGGAGATCTTATTCAAACTTTAAATGGAGCTTTAACTGCAAGAATTACTGGTATTACTACAACAGAAATTTTTATTGATAGTGCTTCACCAGTTGCTTTTGCGGCTACTACCCTAGTTGTTAGATATACTAGAAATGTAGTCGATGGTACAACAAACAAAGGTGAAGGACTTTATACAAAATCATTTAATACCGCTGTTGATTGGTATGAACAACAAACTTTAGGATTGACAAATAATGTAATTTATTGGAAATCCATTGCACCAAAACCAGGCACATCACAATATTGTGCTGAAAGAGGTGGAAAAAATGACGAGGTTCATGTTGTAGTTGTTGATGATGCTGGATCCGTAACTGGAGTATCTGGAAATATCTTAGAAAAATATACAAATCTAAGTAAAGGTTCAGACGCAAAAATTTCTCCATCTGAAAACATTTATTATAAAAATTACTTAGCAAATACTTCCTCTTATGTATTTGCAGGAACTAGTGATTCTTTGGCTGGAAATAGCTTTACCACTCTTACTGGATATACACAAACTAGTGGAGGAACTATTGCTTGGGGACAAAATTGCACGGGTATAAATTTTGGTTCGGCTGGAAACAGATCCTATAGTCTAACGAATGGTTATGATTATTCCTCAGCATCTGGAGGAATGTCACTTACACTTTCAGATATATTAAATTCATATGAGATTTTTAGAAATCCTGCAGAGTATGATGTTAATTTCTTAATTGCTGGTCCAGATGGAGGAAGCACGGTATTTGAAGCTCAAGCAAAAGCTAATAGACTAATCGATATTGCTGAATCCAGAAAAGATTGTATTGCTTGTATTTCTCCAAGAAGATCTGGAGTTATTGGAGTATCAAATAGTGATACCCAAACTACTAATATTATTAATTTCTTTGATTCTGTAACTTCTTCTTCTTATGCAGTATTTGATTCTGGTTACAAGTATATGTTTGATAGATTTAATAATGAATTTAGATATATTCCATTGAATGGAGATATTGCAGGATTAATGGCAAGAACATCCATTAATAATTATGCTTGGTTCTCTCCAGCAGGTGCTTCTAGAGGTGTAATCAACAATGCTATCAAACTCGCATACAATCCATCTCAACCACAGAGAGATCTTCTTTATCCTAAGAGAATTAACCCAGTTATTTTCTCGCCTGGAGCAGGAATTATTCTCTTCGGTGATAAAACTGGACTATCTGTTGCAAGCGCATTTGATAGAATCAATGTTCGTCGTTTGTTCTTAACAGTTGAAGACACAATCTCCAGAGCTGCTAAGGCACAACTTTTTGAATTCAACGATGTTATTACAAGAGCAAACTTTGTAAACATTGTTGAACCATATCTTCGTGATGTTAAGTCAAAGAGAGGAATCACAGACTTCTTAGTTGTTTGCGATGAATCAAACAATACTCCAGATGTAATTGACGCAAATCAATTTAGGGCTGATATTTTCATCAAACCTGCAAGATCAATTAACTTCATTGGTCTCACTTTTGTTGCTAATAGAACTGGTATTAGCTTTGAAGAGGTTGTTGGAACCGTTTAATTTTTCAAAAACATCAATCCCTACAGAGGTAAAAACAAATGGCATTTTCAAATACTCCAAGTTTTAGCTCCAGAACTTTAGAAGATTTTAAAGCAAGATTAATTGGTGGAGCAGCTCGTCCCAACCTTTTTGAAGTTGAACTTACATTCCCTAGTTTTGCTACAGAAGGATCAACAGGCGACACAACAGATCAAACAAGATCTGTAAGTGAATTGTCTAGATTCATGATTAAAACTGCTAATCTCCCAGCATCTAATGTTGGTGTGATTGAAGTTCCCTTTAGAGGAAGAACTTTAAAAATTGCAGGTGACAGAACATTTGATGTTTGGACAGTTACCGTAATTAATGATGTTGATTTTTCTCTCAGAACTGCTTTTGAAAAGTGGATGAATGCAATCAACAAACATGATGATAACTCTGGTTTAATTAATCCAGCTCAATATCAAAGAGATGCAGTTGTAAAACAGTTTGGAAGATCTTCACTTTCATCTGCACAATCCAGTGTTACATCTCCAACCTTGACTGCTGCTGGAGATTCTATCCCAGTTCTTAAAGCATATAAGTTCTACGGAATTTTCCCAACCGCAGTAAGTGCTATCGATCTTTCTTATGATTCGACTGATGCTATCGAAGAGTTTACTGTTGATCTTCAAGTTCAATGGTGGGATGCTCTTGATTCTCAAGGCAATACTCAATTGGGTACAGATCCCCAAGTTTTGAACCCTCTATAAATAGTAGAAATATAGTTCAAATTTGAATAATGCCTAAATTATTTGGTTTCAAAATCCAAGATGCGGGGGACGATGGATCTAAAAAATCTATCGTCTCTCCTGTTCCGGAGAATCAAGAAGATTCTTCGGATTTTTATGTTGCGAGTGGATTTTATGGACAATATGTTGATATCGAAGGAGTCTATAAATCCGAGTACGATTTAATCAAAAGATACCGTGAAATGGCTATTCATCCAGAAGTGGATAGCGCTATTGAAGATATTATTAATGAAGCTATTGTCTCCGATCAAAATGATTCTCCGGTTCAAATTGATCTTCAAAATGTACCAGCTTCAGACAGACTTAAAGAAATAATCAGACAAGAATTTAAGTATATCAAAGAAATTTTGGATTTTGATAAAAGATGCCATGAAATTTTAAGAAATTGGTATGTTGATGGTAGAATTTATTATCATAAGGTCATTGATTTAGAAAAACCGGAGGAAGGGATCAAGGAAGTAAGATATATTGATCCCATGAAAATTAAACTCGTCAGAAAAATAAAAAAAGATGGTAAACATGTATTAAATCCATCCTTTTCAGTTACTGGCGGGAAATCTCCAAATGGTAATATGGCAACTCCAGAGGTTGAGGAGTTTTATGAGTATGATCCAAACATCAGAGGAACTGGTGCAGGTCAATCTACCAGTAACTTCAAAAATGCAATTGGTGGTGCTGCAAGAATTTCAAAAGATGCGGTAACTTATGTTCATTCTGGTTTAGTAGATAGAAATAAACAAGTAGTTCTTTCCTATCTCCATAAAGCAATTAAAGCACTCAATCAACTTCGCATGATTGAGGATTCTCTGGTAATTTATCGTTTATCTCGTGCTCCAGAAAGAAGAATTTTCTATATTGATGTAGGTAATCTTCCTAAGATCAAAGCAGAACAATATCTTCGTGATGTTATGACTCGTTATCGTAACAAATTAGTTTACGATGCAAACACGGGGGAAATCCGTGATGATAAGAGAATGATGTCCATGTTGGAAGATTTTTGGCTTCCTCGCCGTGAAGGTGGTAGGGGAACTGAGATCACTACACTACCAGGCGGTCAAAATCTTGGTGAACTTACTGATGTTGAATATTTCCAAAAGAAACTTTTTAGAGCACTAGGAGTTCCGGAGTCTCGTTTAGGTGGAAGTGGTGGATTTAATCTCGGTAGATCTTCAGAAATTCTAAGAGACGAAATTAAATTCACTAAGTTTGTAGGAAGAATGAGAAAGAGATTTTCTCATCTCTTTATGGACATGTTAAAAACTCAACTTCTCCTAAAGAATGTAGTAACTCCAGAAGATTGGAAAATCTTATCGGATCACATCCAATTTGATTTTGTCTATGATAACCATTTTGCAGAACTCAAAGAAGCTGAACTTATTCAAAATAGATTGAATGTTCTTGTTGCGGCAGAACCTTACATTGGTAAATATTTCTCAGTTGATTATGTAAGAAGAAACATCCTCAAACAAACTGATGCTGAGATTGTAGAAATAGATATGCAAATAGGTGAAGAACAAGCAGCCGGAATAATTCCCCCTCCAATGGATCCTACAACCGGACTTCCTGTTGGACAAGAACCACCAGCGGCAGAACAACCAGCAATGGGTGAAGTTCCTATGAATCCAGAAGCTAATACATCTGTAGCGGAAATGCCCCCAACTGAAGAGGCTCCAAAACTTCAGATGCCTAAAGGTGGCAGAATCTAATAAATAAATTTAAGTAAACACTGAACTTTTAAAAAATGGATGATCTTATTGACATGATGGTTTCTAATCAATCTCCTGCAGATATTAGCGACCGAATTAAAGAAATTTTAATGCAAAAATCTGCAGAAAATATTGACATTGTTAGACCAGTTGTAGCTGCTTCAATGTTTGGTGAACCAGAAGTTGAATCTGGAGA